CACTTGGCGCTGCCGGGTGGGAAGGATACTTTTACCGTAAGGATTAAGATGACCGAGCCGATAATCAGAGAATCGAAGGTCGAGAAAACCTGCTGCGAATACGCGCAGGGGCGTGGGTGGTGGGTTTCCAAATTCACCGCCCCCGGTAAAAAGGCCGTCCCGGATCGCTTATTCATCCGTGACGGCGTTGTGCTTTTTATCGAATTCAAACGACCCGGAAAAGAACCGACGGTGCAACAGGCTCTCCGGCATAAGCAGATGCGGGAGAAGGGCGCAAACGTAACATGGGTGAGCAATTTTGCAGACTTTAAGAACTACATTATCGCCTTTGAGTAAGGCATTCGCGTACATGCGCCGCAACGTTCGACTGGAACGCGGCGACATGCACGGCTACCAAGAAACGGGCGTCCAGTTTATCAAGGACAACCCGGCCTGCGCCCTGTTCGTGGACTTGGGCTTGGGCAAGTCGGTTATGTCCGGCACCGCTGCGCTGGATTTAATCGTGGATGGCGAGATCAACAAAGTGCTGGTTATCGGGCCGAAGCGCGTTGCCCGGGTGGGCTGGCCGACGGAGTTCGAAGAGTGGGGCCACCTGTGCTTCTACAAGATGTCGGTCATCGCCGGTAACGCCAAAGAGCGCACCATAGCGGCCCATACGGACTGCCATTTCTACACGGTCAGCGTGGACAACATCGCTTGGCTGGTGGAGCACTTCAAGACCAAATGGCCGTTTGACATGGTGATCCTTGACGAGTCCAGCATGTTCAAGTCTCATACGTCGCAGCGCTTCAAACTGCTGCGCCGGGTGCGCAAGTACATGAAGCGTTTTGTCGAGCTGACGGCCACCCCGGCGGCAGAGGGCTACATGGGCATCTTCTCGCAAATCTACCTGATCGACGAGGGCAAACGCTTCGGCTCGGCCATCACGAAGTATCAGGAGAACTACTTCACGCAGAACCGCTACAACTTCAAGTGGAAACTGCGCGATGGTGCGGAAAAAGAGATTACCCGGAAGATTTCTGATATATGTTTAGTCATGAAAGCCGAAGACTACCTCGACATGCACGAATTACATTTTGTGCCCGTCCCGGTAAGGCTCGACGAGCGGACTTCGGAGCTGTACCGGCAGATGGAAGAAGAGTCGGTCATCGAAATGCTGCCGCCGGATTTCGACGAGTATCTGGATGACCCGATTGCTATCGAGGCGGAGCAGGCGGCCAGCCTTCAATCCAAACTGCTGCAGATGTCCTCCGGGTTCATCTACGACACCAAAATCGTCGGGATCACGGAAGACGACAAGGTTATTAAGCAGAAGGACATGTACCGGCTGCATGACCTGAAATTCGATGCACTGGAAGAACTGCTGGAAACCACGCTCGAAGGCAAGAACGTGCTGATCGCCTACCACTTCAAGCCCACCCTCGCGCGCCTGCAAGAGAGGTTCAAGGACTTGGTGGTCATGGACGATGAAGGCAAGTGCATCAAGAAGTGGAACGCCGGTAAGATCCGCCTGCTGGCCGCCCACCCGCAGTCTGCCGGGCACGGACTAAACTTGCAGCGCGGGGGCCACGTCATTGTATACGTCGACAATCCGTGGTCGCTCGAAAGGTTCCAGCAGTTTAACGGACGACTCCACCGCCAAGGGCAGCTATTCCCGGTGACGGTCTACCAGATGAAGACCGAACTGGTAACGCCAAACGGCAATGTGGTACCAACAGTCGACGAAACGGTAATCGAAGCGCTGATAGAAAAGCGCGATGTGCAAGAAGAGTTCTTTGCGCTACTCGAACGAATTAAGGGCCGCGTGGCCCGGCGACGTAAATCTAAGAAAACGGTGATATGGGATGACGAAGACGACTAGACCAGAAGTAGCGACCGGCAAACGCCGGTCTAACGCCCCGGACGCTGATACCGAGGCGATGATCTTTCAGGGGTGCAACATCACGCAGATCGCGAAGCTGTTTCGCATGGAGCGTCGTGACGTCACCCCTAAAATCATGGATGTCCCGCCAATCGGAGAGCGCGGCGGGTATCCGATCTACGCGGTGCATGAGGTGGCCCCGTACCTGATCAAGCCGTTGTATGACGTGGAGACCTACCTGCGTCGCATGAATTTCAAGGATCTGCCCAAGGAGCTGTCAAAAGAGTTTTGGGCCGGGCAGCGCGCCAAGCAGGACTTCGACATCAAGGCCGGTAATTTGTGGGAGACCGAGCAGGTGGTCGAGCATTTCGGCGAGGCGGTAAAACTGCTTCGCATGTCCATGCTGCTTATCCCCGATACGCTGGCCCGCCAAGCAGGTCTGACCGAAGCGCAGCGCAACGTGGTGCAGTCGTCGGTGGATGGAATGCTGAACGACTTGGCCGTGGCGCTGATCGACAAGTTTAAGAAGGATGACAAGGTGGGCGACGATGAAGTTTGATAGCATCGCTCAAATCATTTGCTCAGTGGCGGAGCAGCTAAAGCCGCCGATGCGAATGACCGTGGCCGAGGCTGCGAGCAAGTACCGCTACGTCAATCAGCCCGGCGCGTATGTCGGGCCGTGGATGAACATCACGACGCCGTACATGGTCGACCCGATGAACATGCTTAACAGCCGGGAGTACGACAAGATGGCGTTTGTCGGCCCGGCGCAGACAGGTAAAACGGATGCCCTGATCCTGAACGGCATTGCCTACTCTGTCCGCGTCGACCCGATGGACACGATGATCTTTTGCCCCACCAGCACAGCCGCCCGCGACTTCTCAATGCGACGTGTAGACCGTCTTCACCGGCACAGCCCGGAAATCGGCAAAATGCTGATGAAGAACCGCGACGCCGACAACAAGTTTGACAAGCACTACATCACCGGCATCATCCTGACGTTGAGTTACCCGTCCGTAACCGAACTGGCCGGGCGACCGGTTGGCCGCATCATCATCACGGACTACGACCGTATCGACGACGACATCGGCGGGGACGGTAATGCCTTCGACCTCGCCTCGAAACGTACGACCACCTTTGGCTCGTTTGCCATGTGCATCGCCGAGTCATCGCCATCCCGCCCGATTATCGACCCGAGCTGGATCAAGCGCTCCCCTCACGAAGCCCCGCCATGCGAAGGGATCATCGGCCTGTATAACCGTGGCGACCGTCGCCGCTGGCATTGGCCGTGCCCGCACTGCGATCAGTATTTCGAAGGCACGTTTGACCTGCTTCGCTGGGACACCAAGGGCAAAGATGGCGCGCCGCTATCGAACCTCGAAAAGTCCGAGACTACCCGGATGGCCTGCCCGCATTGTGGCAGCGAGATCGCGCCGGTTGATAAGTACGAAATGAATATCTGGGGTATGTGGGTGCCGGAAGGTTGCCGCATCAACGAGGTGGGCCAGCTCGTCGGTGAGAAGCCTCGCTCGTCATTCGCCTCCTTCTGGCTGCGCGGTACAGCGGCGGCATTCATCACATGGCAGAAACTGGTGCTCAACTATCTGGACGCGTCCGACGACTACGAGCGCACCCTGTCCGAAGAGTCCTTGAAGAAATTCTGGAACAACGACATGGGCGAGCCGTACCGCCCGAAATCAGTCGAGTCTATGCGCGTGCCGGAGCTGCTGAAATCCCGCGCAGAGGCATGGCCGGAACAGACCGTGCCGGACGGTGCGCACTTCTTGGTAGCGACCGTCGACGTGCAGAAAAACCGCTTCGAGGTGTTGGTCATGGGCATTGGCCCGGGCTACCCGTTTGACACGTTTGTCGTCGACCGCTTCAACATCGCGAAGTCCAAACGCCTCGACGTTGACGGCGACCCGCTGATCCTCAACCCGGCGGCGTATCTGGAAGACTGGGATCTAATCAAAGAACTGGTGATGGACAAAGAGTACCCGTTGGCCGATGGATCGGGCCGAATGATGCCTATCAAAATGACCGGGTGTGACTCCGGCGGGGAGGCAGGGGTTACAGGTAACGCGTATGAGTATTACAGGAAGCTGCGTAACGAGGGCCACAACCAACGTTTCTGCTTAGTCAAGGGCGACCATAGGGTAAACAACCCACGTACGCGTATAGCGCTTCCTGACTCCAACCAGAAGGATAAGAAAGCCATCGCCCGGGGCGACGTTCCGGTACTGATGATTAACTCCAACGTGATGAAAGACACCCTGAACGGTCGACTGGACGTAATGGAGCCGGGCAAAGGCATGTATCATATCGGCGACTGGTCAGCGGACTACGTGTTTTCGGAGCTGTGCGTGGAGATCAGAACCGACAAAGGTTGGGAAAACCCGAATAACTCCCGAAACGAAACGTGGGACTTGAGTTACTATGTGCTTGGCATGTGCGTCAGCGGGCGTGTTCTCGCAGTCGAGCAGCTTGATTGGGAGAACCCTCCGGGCTGGGCCGCCGGTTGGGAGACCAACTTCATGATCCGCAAGCCCGAAGAGGACAAAAAGTTTGAACAGTCTTCGGATAGCGAATACAGTTTTAAAGACTTAGCGGCACTACTAGCCTGACAGGAGAGACCAAATGACCCCAGATGAATGCCGGGTGATGTACCAGAAATTGCTCGACGAGGCATTAAAAGCCTATCATGCCTTGATGACGGGCGGGTCAGTCCGCGTTGTCGTCGACCAAAATAGCGAGCGCGTCGAGTACACGGCGGCCAACAAACAAAACTTGTGGGCCTACATTGTGCGATTGCAGAACGCGCTTAATTCTGACAATCCCTGCAACGCCTTCATGGGCGTACCAAGCGGGCCTGCTGGATTCCTATACTGATGAACCAGACACCGAAGCAACAGAAACCACGCGCACCTCGGGCGAAGAAAACCGAGATCGCCCCGGTAGCCGATGCAACGCCAGTCGAGGGCCAAGCCTTCGGCGGCGGCATGGAAGGCGCTGACAGAAACACGCGAGAACTGTTCCGCTGGAACCCGGCTATCATTTCCCCGGATCAGCAGATTTCCCAAGACCAAACGATGGCGTCTGCCCGGGCACAGGACATGGTGCAGAACGACGGCTACGCAGCCGGTGCCGTGGCAATGCACAAGGACTCGGTGGTCGGCTCGCAGTACAAGCTGAACGCCAAGCCAAACGCCCTTGTTCTTGGCGCGCCGGAAGGTTGGGCAGAAGACTTCCAAGAGGTTGTGGAGGCCAGATTCAACATGGTGTCCGAGTCGCCGGAGAACTGGTTTGACGCGCGACGCATGAACACCTTCACCGGGCTTATCCGCCTCGGCGTCGGCGGCTTCGTGATGACCGGGGAGATCCTCGCTACCTGTGAGTGGTTGAAGAACCCCGGGCGCACGATGATGCAAAACCGGCCATTCGGCACGGCCATTCAGATGATCAGCCCGTTCCGCCTGTCCAACCCGAACAACGTGATGGACACGCCTACGCTTCGATCTGGGGTAGCGCTTGACCAGAACGGCGCGCCTATCGGGTACCACATCCGTAAGGCATTCCCGGGCGATCCTACCGACCTCGATAACTGGTCGTGGAAATACGAGCCTGCGCGCTTCGATTGGGGCCGCCGTCGCGTGATCCACGTTCTCGAAGCATTGCTCCCGGGCCAGACTCGCGGTATCAGCGAAATGGTCTCGGCGCTCAAGCAGATGAAGATGACTCGGAATTTCCAAGAGATCACGCTGCAGAACGCCATCGTCAATGCGACCTACGCGGCGGCCATTGAGTCCGAGCTGCCGTCCGAGGTTGTCTTCGGTCAGTTGGGCATGGGCCAGAAACCTTTCGGCGACATCCTAAACGGCTACATGAGCAGTCTGGCCGAGTATCTGGCCGGGTCGAAAAATATCTCAATCGACGGTGCCAAGATCCCGCACCTGTTCCCCGGCACTAAGCTGAAAATGCAGCCTGCCGGAACACCGGGTGGCGTGGGCACCGACTATGAGGAATCACTGCTTCGCAACATCGCCGCGTCACTCGGCCTGTCCTACGAGCAATTCAGCCGCGACTACACGAAGACAAACTACTCGTCCGCGCGTGCGTCAATGGCCGAAACGTGGAAGTACATGGAGAGCCGTAAAAAGCTGGTGGCCGACAAGATGGCCTCAATGATTTATACATTGTGGTTGGAAGAAGAAATCAACGCTGGTAATGTTCCGTTACCGCCGGGCATGACTTGGCGTGATTTCTACGACCCGATGAAGCGCGATGCCCTTTGCAACTCAGAGTGGATCGGCGCAAGTCGCGGCCAGATTGACGAGAAGAAAGAAACCGAAGCGGCAATCCTTCGCATCAAGAATGGCCTGTCAACGTACGAGGCAGAAATTGCCCGCCTTGGTGGCGACTTCCGCGAAGTGTTCAAACAGCGCGCTCGCGAAGAGGGTGTGATTAAAAAACTCGGTCTCGACTTTAGCGGCAAGGTAGTCGAAGGCACCGAAACCCAGACGAGCAGCACAGGCGGCGGGTCTGAACCAACGGACAAAGAGGATCAACCAAATGAATGATCAGGTAAGAGCAAGCGTCATGATGGCGCTCAATCGCATGAACGGTAACGCCATCGCCGTACGTGACAACGACACCACCATGATGTCGAACCTGCAGCAAATGATGATGTGCGAAGATGACGACTATCAGGAACGCGCAGAGCAGCAGATGCGCGAGAACCTGTGCGCAGCATATGGCATCGGCCAGCCGGGCCAAGGTAAGCCGTTTGCGTTCTCCAACGGCCTAGCAATCATCCCGGTACACGGCACGCTTATCAACCGTTACGGCGGGTACTACTACGGCTACGTTACCGGTTACAACTTCATTCGCAGCCAACGTAATGCGGCCCTGACTGACCCGGATGTCGAGGGGATTATTTACGACATCAACTCGAACGGTGGCGAGGCCGCAGGCTGTTTTGAACTGGCGCAAGAAATGTTCGACACACGCGGCGTGAAACCTTCGCTGGCGGTAATCGATTCTAATTGCTATTCTGCTGCGTATGCCATCGGTAGTGCGGCAGACAAGATGACGGTCATCCCGTCGGGTGGTGCTGGCAGCATTGGTGTGATTTCCATGCACGTCGACATGTCGAAAATGCTGGAAGACATCGGCATCAAGGTCAGCATCATCAAGTCAGGCGCACACAAAGCCGATGGCAACCCCTACGAGGAACTGTCAGATGAAGTCCGGGCAAACTATCAGGCAAGCGTCGATAGTATGCGTACAGATTTCGTTAATCTGGTGGCCCAAAACAGGAATTTAGATCCGAAGGTAGTGCGCGACACCGAGGCAATGTGCTATAACGCTCAGGACGCGAAGGCAATCGGGCTAATCGACGCAGTTACGACCCCGATGCAGGCCGTAGCAGAATTTCTAAACGGGCCTTCCGACGGCTCAGAACAATCAGGAGCAAATGCCATGAGCTTTACTCAAGAAGAAATGGACGCCGCGCGCCAAGAAGCAGCAGCGCAAGCGACCACCGCAGAACGTACCCGCATCGCCGGGATCATGGG